CGACGCACTTCATCAGGCGCTCGGAAGGATTGGTGAACCCTTCACCGGCCTGATAAACGTCCTGCGTGAACAGGCCGAGGCCGTGGAGCTTCTCATCGCGGGAGTAGACGTGGCCAGCCGATTTCTCCGGCAGGAAGCCGAAGGAGGGATCATCGTCCGAGCGATCATGGAACACGGTCACGCGGCCCTTGCCCGACTTCTGCATCCGCTCCAGAGCGGCATCGACGGCGCCGGGGAGGGCGTCCGTGACGGCCTTGTTGATGTCAACCGTGTGGCCCGTGGGCTCGGTAATCGTGGCCGTGGGGGCGTGTTCCGCGTAGCCGTCGAAGATCGCGGAGGCGGCCACGTCCTTGTTGTCGAGTTCAATGATCGACCCAATGGCCCAAGCCTTCTTGTTGGGATCGGTCCATTCCTTGAGAATTTTCAGCCGGATTTTCATGGTTCGTTTTTCGCTTTCGGTTTGAGTGATGCGTTGCTGGTTGTGGCTGGCTTTCTTTCCCTGCATCCGCGCTTGCGCTAACGGCGGCACTTCTGGATAGCATGGCCGAAACTTTGTGCTGATCCTACAACTGGCCTCGCCGACGCGCAAGCTCTTTTTCGATCCCGTTTTCCACGGCCTTCGCGATGTCCGTTTCCGACAGGGCCTTCCCGATGTAGGAAACAGTACAGGCGTCAGGGGTCACAGCCTCGATGACGCACGGCTGGCCGCCCGGAGTCACGTCGGTGATGTCGAACGCATCCTTGGTCTCCTGCGAGAGGACGAGCGTCCCCTTCTGGATGGCCTCCAGAAGCGAGTACGGATTGTTCGGGACGTTGACGACGGACAGTTCCAACATCGACCAGTTCTGCACGATGCGCTGGCAACGCGCGGCGCATTCGCTGGTCAACTCCGGCCACTGTTTGCGGAGATCGGCCATCTTCTGCATGAACCCGGACGCCGTGGACTGGCTGGCCTTCTGGAGGATCGACGCCGGGGCCGAGACTGCGCCAACCGAGAGGGCGCGGAGGAATCCGTCCTTGATGAGGGTGAAGTATTCCTTCGCCTTTTCGGTTTTGGCGAACTCGCACTTGACGCGGACGCCGAACGCATCCTTGGTGATTTCTGTCACGCGGCCAATGGGGGGCTGCGCGTAGTTGTGGCCCACCATCAGGACGGGATTCTTCTGGAACATAGAGAAGTCGCACCCGTCAGGCATGAGGATGTCGCCGTCGAGATCGACAACGCGCGTGGACGCGTAGCCGTCGATGGCCATGACGCCCTCGACAATCGTGGCGTCCTTGACCAGAATGACCGTGGGCGTCCGGTCGATGTCCGCGAAGTCGGGCTTGTCCTTGAGCATCGTGCGGAGTTCCTCCGGCAGATGCGGGGAAACGGACGCGATTGCTACGGTCACGCGGTGTCCCTGTTTCAGAATATCATTGGCCTTCATTTTCTCCGTCCTTTCTTACATCCTAAAGCCGGGCATCAGGGTGCCTCGGTCATTGATTTGAACCTTGTTGCTCATGTCTGGAAACGCTTTGTCAATCGTGGTGCCGCTGAACGCATTCATCCCATCCTCGTGTTTGGAGTAGGATTTCAGCAAGACCGTGGACAGGTCTGCCGCCACTCGCGCGATGTCGTACTGATCCGTGAATTCCGCACGTTCGCGCTGCCGTTCTGGTGTCCTGAAAAGCACGGGATCGGCGGCGACCTTCATCAGTCGGGCCGCGACTGCGGCTGGCTCCACGATCCATTGCACCGTGCCACGGGATGAGCAGAAGGGGACTTGTTCCGACACGATCAGGTCGGGATCGCATTCCCCGAACTCCGTCATGCTGGAGTTGTTCGGCATCACCACCGGACAGCCACAGGCCATGGCCTCAATGATCGGAAGGCCGAACCCTTCGCCGCGAGCCGTGTGCAGGAACACATCGGCGGCGCAGTAGTGATCGCGGAGATGCTCTTGCGTCAGTTCCCCGTTGACGTATTGATAGACGGGCGGGAAGAATAGATTGGCCTTCGGTATCCCAAGGGACTGCGCCATGGCGACGATGTCCTCGCCGTTGTACCAGTTGCCCGTGGGATCGGTGTGGATGTACAGCACGGCTTCACGGCCCTGCTCTTTCATGGCCCGAAGGAGAATCGTGAACGCGGCCAATGCCCCATAGAAATTCTTGCGGGACGGGATGCTCATGTTCGCGCTGTTCATGACGATGTAGAACGTATCGCCGAAAGGCAGTCCCCTGCCGAACAGCTTTCCGATGCGTTCCCGCGCGGCCTTGCGAGCCGAATGCTCCATCGGCCTGAACGTGGCCGTGTCGATTGCCAGAGGAACGTACTCGGCATCGTACCCCGCCTTTTCCATTACGCGCTGGCCGAACCGAGACATCGCGAGGCGAGTCCGGGCGTGGGGGACGCGATCCGCTATTTCGGGCATCAGGGGAGCCGAGTCGATAACGTGCCAGCAGGCCCACCAGAACTTGGCGAACTTCTCCGCATCGACGGCGAAGGAGTCCATGCACGAGAGGACGATGTCGGGCTTGAAGTCGTTGACGTGTCCGAGGATCATGTCGTTGCCCATGCCCCCGCGCGGCCCCGGCGCGTAGACGCGGAATCCATTGATGTCCGTCTTGCAGGGCGTGGAGCAGACCGATGACACGGCCAGTTCATGTCCGAGATTCCTCAACGCCTTGGTGAACAGGCCGGTCTGAACGCCGTATCCTGTTCCGTATTCTGCCGGGACCCCATGCCATAGTATCTTCATTCCTCGTCCTCGCTTTCCTCGCTTTTTCTGGTTACGTCCATCACGACTGGTAACAACGCGCAACGGCAATTAGGATGCAACGGGGGGCCGTCAATGTCAAGATAGTCGAAGTCCATCGTGAGCGGCTTGCCCTTCCAGCTGACGGTCATCGACTGGCCCTGCGTGAAAAATGGCTGATTAAGGGGGACGACTCGCCGGTGCATCTCCTCGCAGAAGGGACAGGCATCAGCGGAGGCGTCCCACTCCTTGCCGGATACAACACCCGTTTCCTTCCACGCTGTTGCCGAGCCGGCCGATATGGCGCGAGCCGACTCCGTCCGGGCAATCATCTCCGCTCGCCAGTTCTCTGCCCTCTCCGGGTCAACGATGCCGAACACGGCCTGCACCCGCTTCTGTAGCTGGCCGATCCCTTCGCCTTGCTCAAGGCCCGTGGCGATGGCGTTCGCAAGGCCGCGCTGTGTAGACCTTCCGCATGAGTGCGCGAAATCGTAGGTATGCTGCCGAGCCGCGAGGATCACCTTCGGGCGGTCAACGAAATCGCCAAGGTTCACGCCGATCTTCTTCGCCGCCTGCTTCCCCGATACGCTGAACTGCAAGCCGATCTGCCCGTGGGTGAGCCGGTATATTTCATCGGCCTGTTCCTGAGAGGCAACCCAATCGAACGAGTTCATGTCGATCAGGTTGCGCTTCGTGGCTTCGCGATACTGCCGCGCAAAGAAGCCTGCCATGGCTTTCAGGATGTTCCGTTCAACGCCCGTCAGGAGAGGCTTATTCTGCATCGTGTCCCCGCGAGGCTCTTGTGGATGCGGCCACCGTCAATGCTCTTTTCCCCGCGCTGTCCGGGCATCGTCCCCGGAAGAGACACGGGCTGGTCGGCTGGATTGAGGGCTCCAGCGAACACATCGTCGGCGCGTTCATCGTCAATGGGCTCAAGGCCGCGAGACTGGCGAATTTCGTTGATCGTCATGATGTTGTTCTGACGGTCTGCCGCCTCCTGCGACTGCCGGAAGTCCTTATCGTCCTCGACGATGTTGTCATAGGCGCAGAACAGCGTGGGCTCGCCGTACATGGGGATCAGCTGGGCATTCTGCTTCTGCTCCATCCGGGTCAGCGTAGGCTTGAGTTCATAACGCGACCAGATGTAAATGGCCCCGTCGATGTTCGCCCTGTTGGGATTCTCGGAGTAGAGGGCCACGCTCTGGCCGAAGGCGTTCAGTATCTCATCGCGCCTCCACGGGCGGCCTTGGATGAAGCCAAGCTCGTTCGGCTTGTAGCCGAGGGGCTCGACATCGAAGTCCTCGTCCATGATGCCCACGCCGCCTGCATTGTGGATTCCACGGAATTGCGCGTTCCAGTCGATCAGCTTGCGACGGGCCTGCGCGGGATCAAGCCTGCCCTTCTTGTATTTCAGGAGGAGATCGGGAATGGCGCGATTCTTTGCCAACTGCTGTTCGTACTGCTCGATGGCTTCATGGGACGACACGGCGTACCACGCGGCTTCGATGCGGGACAGGCCGTACAGCTGGGATCGAAGGGAAGGACGCCGGAACTGGATCACTTCTTCCGGGGAGAAGCTTTCGAGATTCAAGCCCTGCCCGTAGATGTAGGCGTCAATCAGGCGGGTCTTGCCTGCCTTGATCCGAACCATGTTGGACGGCATGATGTACAAGGCGACGGGCAGACCCTTCATGATCCCCGTTCCGGTTTCGATGTACCAGTAGGTGTTGCCGGTGCAGTCTGCCCACAAAGATGTCTCCTCCGTGAAGTCGAAGGCATCGCGGTACTCGTTCACGTTCTTCATCAGCTCGATAAACGGGTGTTCGGTGATCTCCAGAACGTCAGCCGCCGCGTTGATCTTGCCAGCGGGAGTGCCGCCTGCCTTGAGAAGCCGGTGCCAATCGCTCCGATCAACGTGCCGGAAGGGGGCGTGCTTGGGTTCGGGCATCCCCGTGCCGCGAGCCGAGAACAGCCGGATGTTGGATGCCGCGAGAGCCACCGCGTTTCGTTGCGCGGCGACATAGACCCACGAGCGGAAGAACGATATGGCGGTGTCCTGATCGAATGGCGTGGGCGTCGGCATGTCCTGCCTGCCGGATGTCCGACTGACGGTTCCGAACAGGCGGTCAATCACCGCCGCCGACTTGTTCATCAGGAAATTGCGAGCCGCGTCCTTGAAGGTGATCCCGTTCATGCCATTCTCCTCATAATCGCGCAGGCCTCGCGGAAGTCGATCTTCCCGAAGTCCCGCTCATGCGCCATGGCCCACTGATACTGTTCGGGCCTGTTGTTTTCGAGCCAACTCCAAAATCGCTTCACCGCCAGCGGGTTTGCCGAGTGCGGGGCTATCTCATTCGAGAATTTGTGATGCAGGGGGCAGAGCACGACGATGTTCTGCGCCGTCAGGCGGTGTCGGGGGCATCGGCCCTTCGGGATGACATG